CGGTATTTTGGCACTGAGGTGCTAAGTCACGACCGTGGAGCCGCTGACCTACAACGTTTGAACGATGGCGCACCGCTGCTGTTCAATCATGATCCTGCCAAAGTGATTGGCGTCGTAGAGCGCGGCTGGATTGATGAACAACTTAAACGTGGTTATGTAACGGTGCGATTCAGCCAAAACCCTTTTGCTCAGGAGGTTTTGACTGATGTAAAAGATGGAATACTGCGTAACGTGTCGTTTGGTTATCAAATCAACGACATGGAGCAGCGAAGTTCCGGCGAGTTTATTGCCACTTCATGGGGCGTACATGAAGTGAGCATGGTTAGTATACCTGCAGACCCCAGTGTCGGCATCGGGCGTTCGCTTGATGCTCAACCTGCGGCTTCTGCCGCACCACCACAACCCACTGTTGAAATCATGGACAACACCCCCGACAATACGGCGGTGGTGGCTGAAGAAGCCGCCAAGGCTGAGCGCAGCCGCATCTCCGCTATCACTGCTCTTTGCGACAAGCATTCAATGACCGATCTTAGCCGTCAACTTATCGAAGGTGGCCGCAGCCTTGATGAAGCTCGCGCTGCTGTGCTGGAAAAGATCGGCTCTAAGCAAGAGCCCGTCAGCGCTCCTGAAATTGGCCTCACTTCCAAGGAAGCCAAGAACTTTTCTTTCCTGCGGGCGATCAACTTCCTGGCTAATCCCACTGACCGTGGAGCCCGTGAAGCTGCTGCATTTGAGATTGAAGCTTCTGAAGCTGCTGCCGCCCAGCTGGGTCGCCAATCCCGTGGCATTACGATTCCTGCTGATGTGCTCCGTCGCGACCTGACCGCTGGTGTTAGTTCCGGTGGTGGTGCGTTGGTTGAAACCATGCTGGATTCCGGCAGTTTCATCGACCTGCTACGCAATGCATCCGCACTTGATCAAGCTGGCGCCACCGTGCTGACCGGCCTCACCGGTAACGTTGCAATTCCGCGACAAAATGGTGCCGCTACCGCATATTGGATCGCGGAATCCGGCGCTCCTACCGAAAGCCAACAAACCGTAGATCAAGTTAGCCTGACCCCCAAGTCAGTTGCCGCTTACACCGACTACAGCCGTCGCCTGATGCTGCAATCCAGCATCGACGTTGAGCAAATGGTTCGTCGTGATCTTGCCACCGTACTGGCGCTCAAGATTGATTACGCCGGCCTTTATGGCACCGGCACCAACAGCGAACCCCTTGGCCTGAAGCTGACCACCGGCATCGGCACTGAGGATTTCGCTGCTAACACCCCAACATTCACCGAGGTGGTGGCGCTTGAGTCTGACCTTGCGACTGCTAACGCATTGCTGGGCAGCCCTGTGTACCTGATGAACGCCGCCATGCGCGGTTCCCTGAAGACCACCGAAAAAGCCAGCAACACCGCTCAGTTCATCTACATGGACGGCGAAGTGAATGGCTATCGTGGCCTAGTAAGCAACCAAGTTGCAAGCAACGATCTGTGGTTTGGCAATTTTGCTGACCTGATCATTGCTTACTTCTCTGGTCTGGACATCATGGTGGATCCCTACACCCACAGCACTTCCGGCACTGTGCGCGTTGTAGCGATGCAGGATGTGGACATTGCCGTTCGCCATCCTGAATCCTTCACCCGTGGCAACAACACCCTCTGATCATGAAGATTGAGGTCTTGCGGCAAACAATGTTGGCAGGCCAGGTGGTCCGTATTGGGGAAGTACTTAATGCTTCCCCTGCGGATGCCAAATTCCTGATCGGCATTGGCAAAGCGATTAAGGCTGCAGACGCTGTGGCCCAAGTAATTGAAACGATTCAACCCACACCACCAAAACGGATGACTAGCAAATGACCATCCACAATCTCGGTTCTAAGACCGATCTGTTGAACCTGCACAACACCGCCGTGGTTGCCTCCACTGGCGCTGGCACTCCTGCCTATGTTGACCTGCTCAACTATGAAGGCGACGTTGCTTTCATGATTGATGCTGCCGCCGCTGGCTCGGGCGTCACCCGTACCGCCAAGTTGCAGCATTCCGCTACAACTACCGCTGGCGATTTCGCTGATATTACTGGTGGCGGCTTTACCGCTGCTGCTGCTAATACCGCATTCAGCGAAAAGATCTACCTCAACAGCGACAACCTGCTGCGTTATGTGCGCGTGTTGTTTACTGTAAGTGGCGGCAGCGGCACCGGTTCAGTTTCAGTCACAGCACTTGCTTCTAAGAAGTACGTCTGATGGCTTTTACTGAGGA